TGGTCCCAGTCAACCCAGCAGACTGTCACTACGGTGGAGTCATTAGAGCGAGCAACGTCAATACCGACCACTACGGGAGTCCTCCACCATTGCTTTACAAGCCCCATAGAGGGGTCATAGAGCCTCTCTAAGCGCTCATCCGTGACAAACATACCTCTATCAAGGACCCACTTATTCTCATAAGACATTTGGAACTCGTCAGAGTCTTCCCCGATACGTAGTTTTTCTTTAGCAATAAACTTGCCATAGTTGGCGTTGTACTTTGCAGCGACCTTCCAGTCATACTCAAAGTGTGAAGGGCGGGTCTTACGACCACCATTAACCATTCGTCTTTTGTTGTACTGGATCATCTTGTAGAAGTAAGACTTGTTTCGGGTAGCCGTTCCTGTAAGGCAAATGCTTCCGTTGTTAAAAGCAAGCATTGGCTTAATTGATTTAGCAATCATGAACTCGTCGGCGCCTTGAGCCTCGTCAATCAAAATGAAGTGGTACGTCTTTGATTCAATCTTGGCTTTAGGGTTACACGTTTGCATACGGCAAAGGGAACCTGAATGCTTCAGAGTAATAATGCGTCCCTTACCTCGTGCTCCGCCTGATGTGGCTTTGTCATCAATCTCAGGGTCTAGGAGGAAGTCAAGAGCGTGCTCACTTGTTAACTTTCCAACGATACGACTAAAGACGGTATCGGCTTGGTCTTCTACAGGAGCAAACACTCCACACCAAAAACCTCGCTCAAACTTCTCTAACCATGTTGGATACACCTTTGCCAACTTAGGCAAGATAACCATCATGGAAGCCATGACGTTAGAGAGCACTTCGGACTTACCACTCTGACGTGTTGCGACAACAGTTATTTCTTCGCCGTCACCAAGGATGACAGACTCAATCAAGCGATAGGCAATAGGAACCTGGTATGGGAAAAGTTCAATATCGCAAAACTCTTCAGTAAAGATAATAATGCGTTTAACCAATTCGTCAAGAAACTCCGCCGAAGTCTCGTCTAACTCTTCGGCTACTTCTTCGGCTAAAAGGTTTTCGTCTAGTTCGTCGTCTGTAAGCACAGACCCATCATAGACTATTAATAGGCGTGGTTATCAAACTTCATCTGACCTTGGTCAGGGCTTGGTTGGCTAATTCTGGCTGGGCGAACTTCTGCAATGAGCGCAGCGGCATCTTCAAGGAGCATCGTGAGGTTTTTGATGTCTACAAGTGTGGCTTCTGCATCATCAGGGGATGTCGTAAATACCTTAGAGGCATACGATTCAGTAAGCATGAAAAGGTCACTAATAGCGTTAGTAAGGCGGCGCTTATCGCTTTTTTCTAGGTTGGTAATTACTGCTTTGGTTTCCGTGTTGTTTGTCATATGTGTGAGGGTAGCAGGCTTAATTGTGAGCGTCAACCCTTCCCTGTAATTCTTCCCAAATATTGTTGAGGGCAATAAGAGCGTCGTCTACTTCTCCGATAGGTCCATCGTGGTAACGCCATTTATCAAAACTGGCTCCAAGACTCATAATACTGTTATCAAACCACTGAAGCAATGACGCACGGTCCAAGTTACGGATCCTCTGTGGAATCTTTATCTCTTTTGGTTCTGTCTTCTTAACAAAAAAACCCATCACCACATCCCTATCTCTCGTGCGGGCGTATCCATGTCACGCCCTCCTATGGCTTGTAATATACCGTCTGTTTCAGTGGTTACCTTAAGGCGCTTACACAATCCTATTTGTAGAGTGTACTTAGATGTTCTAATTTGGACACCTTTACCATGGCGCCATGGGTAGTCAGTTTCTTTCATGAACCCCATACACATCAGAGGTGTACGCAAATCTACAAAATCTCTAATGATCCAATAGATGCGCCCATTACCATGGACCTTATTCATGACTACATTTGAGATTGTACGAAAAACGTGCTCTCTTCATCGCCCGATGCCCTACTGTTTGGAAAGTTATTGAGTACCGAGTTAATATAGCGCCCTTTTGATTGAGCCGACGCAAATGATTGATAAATATGTGCAGGAACATTTAAGTATTTCCATGGGGTTCCATATTTAATAAAGCGAACAAAGAGGGTGCCACTAAATCCAACAGCCCCAGAAGCACCTTCCAAAGCAACATAACGAAAGGCTTCTACACGACTACTTTCATCAGGTGGATGGTAGTACGTAGTATTTGGATCCCACGGAATGGGGGTTAGTGTGCTGGGTGTAAACGTTCTTTCGTTTGCACGAGTACGAGCACGCTCTTCTTGGATGAGACCTTGACCTGAGTAATAGTTTAAACCTTCAGCAAAGCGTTCCCTTGCCGACTTGTTTAATCCTGGTTTAGGTCGTGGTGCCATATGGCTATGTTATGCCTTTGGAGGGAGCGTTGCCTCATAGTCAAGGACGGGTTGTGGCATAGCCTGACCTTCGGTAAAACGGATGTGCCAACTCTCAGCGCCTGGCATATCTACGACCTCATGACTAAAACCAAACTTCTGTTCGTTAGCCAAAAGCCAATCCATAACTTTCTTGTTACCCGTATTAGCAATATCAATTGCAATGCCGAGCATGTGACGTGAACATTTCGCTGGATCATCTACGGGACTGGCAAGAACAGCCATGCCCTTCTTGAGATACCAAGTCTTGCCATCATAGGTGCGAGTCTGGGCACCTGGAATAACCTCTAGTTGAAATCTTTGTAGGAATCCAGCCTTTTGGGCGCCGATACTTCTAAAAGTGTCACCGACGCTAGTCGGAGCCAAGACAACACCATCAGTCTTAGCGGCTGCCTTCATTGCTTCAAAAGCACGAGCGGCGCAATGGTGCAGTTGACCGCCACACGACAGTTTGCGAAGCATTGCTGGAGTGATCTCTGAAGGCTTTTTGCCCTTAAGGTGCTCACAGTATTTGATTGGGACCACAGGCCAGGTCATTTTTGTCATGGCACTAGTTTACACTACCTATATCCCGTGTTTCCACTTTGCATCCTCAGTTGCGCCAACTCCATCGTATATACGGGCTTGCGCATTAACCCATTGAGAGGTTGTGCTATTCCAAACCTTTGGGAGAACAGTTACCCACTGAGAGGTCGCACTATTCCAAATTTTGACTACGCCACCCATAGTCTTAACAGTGAGTGAAGCAGCCGTTCCCTCACCAGCGTCATTAGCAGCAGTTACAGTATACGAATAATCGGTGTACGGTGATAAACCAGTATGCACATATGAAGTAGCACCCGTATTTTGCAATACAGTTGCGCCAGTCCTTAGAACATAAGAACTAACAGCATTACCTCCGTTAGAACTTGGTGCACTCCAAGACAAAGTGATTTGGCCAAAAGTCGTGTTATCACCTGCAAAAGATTGCGGTGCGCTAGGTACAGTTCTCGGAGTGCTGGTTGTGTTTCCTGGAGACCCAGCACCAGCAGCATTGATAGCACGAACATAGACGGTAAGAGCAGTTCCGTTTGTTCCAGCAACAGAAAATGGGTTGGATAGAACCGTAGCATAAGTAACATTATCTGTTGAATACTGATAAGAACTAACAGCATTACCACCGTTATCAGACGGAGCGCCAAAACTTACAGATATTGAACCGTTAGCAGGTGTTGATGCCATGCTTGTTGGTGCGCCTGGAGTAGTTCGTGGAGTGCTTGTTGCATTGTTTTGTGCTCCAGCACCAGCGACGTTTACGGCACGAACATAAACAGTAATGGCGGTACCGTTTGGACCATTGACATAAAATGGATTAGTTGGCGTTGTGGTCCAGTTAGCGTTATCCGTAGAGTGTTGATAAGAAGTAACTCCGCTTCCGCCATCAGATGATGGTGCAGTAAAACCAATGCTTACAGAACCATTACCAGGAGTTGAAGTAACGCTTGCTGGTGCACCAGGAACAGTCCTTGGAGTACTTGCAGCACTTGCCGATGCACCTGCACCTACAGCATTAATCGCACGAACATAGACGGTGAGGGAAGTTCCGTTTGTACCAGAAACAGAGAATGGATTGGATGGAACTCCAACCCAACTAGCATTATCTGTTGAATACTGATACGAAGTTGTTGCAGGGTCATTAGTTGATGGAGCGCCAAACGAGATAGAAACAGAACCATTACCAGGAGTTGAACTTACACTCGTTGGTGCAGAAGGGACACCACCTGGTCGTGCAGGAATAGGGATATCCCATGTGACAGAACACGGTCCACCAACATAGAAACCGATGACACCAGCCGCAGAGCCTAATCCTTGAATTGAACCTGTAAAGTTTGGTGGAGCAGTACCCCATGTACTGTAATTGTATGAGACAGTTCTTGCAGGACCAATGGTTCTGTCAGTTGCAACACTTTGTGTATTGGTAATTTCAACTTGAGCAGGAGCCGCAGTAATCACATTGTTGTAAACATGATTAAAAGTTTGTCTATCATTACTTACCGCAGCAGCGTTACGAACATAAAACTGAATTGTTCCTGAAGTACTCCCAGATCCGCTATCAACAGCAGTCCAGCCAGAGAATTCATAACCAACCCTAAAGTTCTGTGCACCACCACCAGTGGATGCGGCACCATATGTAATCGCCATAAATTATGGAGTCTGGAACCAGATATCGTTGTTTGCAAGTGCGGTTGGTGTTCCGTTTTGAACAAACACGGTGCGAGTGCCAATCTTTGAAGCGTTAGAAGCAGTACCAGTCAAATCAGCAGTAATGGTTCCAGCAGCAAAGTTGCCACTGCCATCACGGACAACAATTGTGTTGTTTCCAGCAGATGCCGATGCAGTAGTGGCACTATTAGAAACCTTGCCAGACGTAGCAATAGTTGAAAGTTTTGTATCAGCAATAGAACCAGCAAGCATCGTGTTAGTGACCTCACCTGTAGAAATAGTATAAGAACT